AGACTTGCCTGAGGGGGATGAATAACCATGCAGGCTCACACGCTGAGAGATTACCAACTCAACGCTCGCGCGGCCATCCTCAAGGAATTCGAGAGCGTCAACAGCACGTTGCTCGTGGTTCCGACCGGTGGCGGAAAGACGCAGATTGCCGTGTCGGTCGCCGAGGAATTTCTGCACAAGGGCAGGGTCATGTTTTTGTGCCACCGCGAAGAATTGGCGCGGCAGGCCATGGCGCGATTTCAGAATATGCTCGGGATCACCCCCGACCTCGAAAAAGCCGAGTTCACCGTCAGTAAATACTTCGGAGAGCAGTCGCGCGTGGTTGTCAGCACGGTGCAGACGCAGTGCGCGCGCGGCGGCCGCATGGAGAAATTCTCTCCGTATGACTTCTCGCTCCTCATCACGGACGAGTCGCATCATGCCACATCGGACACCTGGCAGCGCGTCATAAATTACTATCGCCAGAATCCGACGCTCAAGGTGCTCGGGATGACAGCTACTCCGGATCGTTCCGATGAGGAGGCGCTCGGCAAAGTCTTTGAGTCTGTGGCCTTCGATTATGAGATCACGGACGCCATTGAGCATGGCTGGCTGGTCCCGGTGACGCAGCGCCTCGTGACAATTGACGGCCTGGACTTTTCTGGGATGCACACGACCGCCGGCGATCTCAACGGCGCCGAACTTCAAGCCGAAATGGAGCGCGATCAGATATTGCTCGGCGTGGCCGACGCGACGTTGCGTGAAGTCGGCGCGCGCAAAACGCTGGCATTTGCGGCGTCAGTCGCGCAGGCGAATCGACTCTGCGAAATTTTCAACAGGTATCGCGGCGGGTGCGCTGAGTTCATCTGCGGAACCACGCCCGAAGACGACCGAACGCGCCTCGTCAAAGCCTTCGCCGAAGGCAAGTTTCAGATCCTCACAAACTGCGCCGTTTTCACGGAAGGCTACGATGACGCGGCAATCCAAGCCGTCGTCATGGCCAGGCCCACGAAGAGCCGCAGTCTTTATGCCCAGATGGCCGGCCGGGCCATGCGGGCCATGCCCGGCGTGGTGGACGGTCCCCCTACGGCTGAGGAACGCCGCGCGTCCATTGCGGTCAGCGGCAAGCCTGAGTGCCTGTTGCTGGATTTCGTGGGCAATTCGGGAAAGCACAAGCTCGTTACGGCCGCCGACATCCTGGGCGGAAAATACACTGACGACGTGAAAGATCGCGCGAAGCGCAACATGAGGAAGGAAACGACGGACGGAGCAATTCCTTCCGATGTTGTGCTGTCGCTCGAAAAAGCGCAACGCGAGATGGACGATGAACGCGAAAAGAAACGTCGGGCGCTCATCCGAGCGAATGCCAGCTACCGCACGACGAACGTTGACCCGTTCTCGATATTCGACATCCGGCCGTTGCCTGCTCGCGGGTGGGACGTCGGCAAGGCGCTTTCTCCGGCACAACTGGCCGTCCTCACAAAGCAGATTGACAAGAAAAAAACCGGCGTAGACGTTGCCACCATGCCATACCACCAGCAAAAGCAACTGCTCAACGACATCTTCCGCCGATTCAAAGGAAATCTGGCGTCCTTTGCCCAACTCAACGTAATCCGCAAACGGCAACCCGACGTGTCGCCAGATATTACCCGCGCCGAAGCCAACCGAATTATCAGCGATATTGCGGAGCGTGAGGGATGGAAAAAACGCACGTAACGACGGAACGGGCGAATGCTGCGCGGGACAAAAAAGCGGAGTTACACGGAGTAACTCCGCCTCCCACAAGACGGAATGGCTTCGCTGCAAGCACGACCTGCACAGCCGACCAGTGGTCGCGAAAGACGAATGTCACGATGTCCCGGACACCCGGACAAAGAAGGGAACGCCATGAGACGGAGACGAAGAACTCGCGCCGAGATGCGATGCTCGCACTGCGGCAGGATGCTCGCGTACGCCACGCCTTGCCGGCACTGCAACGCCGACGAGGACGTCATGCCTGCCGTGGCCCCGGAGGACTACGGCGGACTGATGGACGAGAACACCGGCGACCGCGAGGCGCGCGAGGAAGGGCTGTGGGACAACATCGAGAGGGATGCGGAATGAAAAAGGAACCCTGGCCGCGCGTGACGAAGGCGAATCCGTGCAAAATATGCGGGCGAGGCGATTACTGCCTGGTCTCACCTGACGGTATGGCCTACATTTGCCCGCGCACGCCAAACAACCACCCAGTCGGTACTAAGAGCGCTGGCTTCCTGCACCGCCTCGGCCAGGCGCACCGGCTCCCGCCGCGCACGACGCCGCGCAAGCCGCCTACGGTGCCCCAGGACGCGCCCAAGGCGGACCTTGGCGCTTTGCTAAGGGGGTGGCAGGCCGCGACACCCGCGGAGCGCCTGGACGCGCACGCGGCCGCCCTGGGCGTACAACCGTGGACGCTGCGCGCCTTGGGCGCGGCTGTGGCCGGACGATACCGGAACGCCGACGGCAAATGGAAATCGCCGGTGAACACGCTTGCTTTCCCCATGCGGAACGCCGCCCGCGAGATCGTCGGGATCCGCCTCCGCGCGGAGTCGGGCTTCAAGTGGGCCGTGGATGGGAGCGACAATGCCTTGTTCATTCCAGATATGGTTCCGTCCGACACCTGCGATACGTTGGGAATCGCGGAGGGGCCTACGGACACAGCGGCTTTGCTTGGGCTGTCTTTTCAAATCATCGGCAGGCCAAACTGCTCTGCCTACGTTCAGGGAACCGTGGACTTTTGCAGACAGGATCGTTGGCATATAGTTCTGTTCGCTCAAGAGGACGAGGCCCACGTCCGACCTGACAAAACCTATTATTGGCCGGGCCAAGAGGGAGCGGCAGTATTGGCGAAAGCTTTGCTCCCGGTCGCGCGCAGCGTGAGAGTGATCTTCCCCTTGAACACAAAGGACTGGCGCGGCTTTGTTCAGACTGGCGGCACACGCGAAATCGCGGCCTGCCAGATTTCCAATTCGCTGGAGGTGCGAGCATGATCGAACACGCGAATTCTGTCGTACAGCACGCCATCGTGGCGTTGTCTGACGCCCTCTGCGCCTACGAGCGCACCACGGGCCTGCGTTCGGTCCTCATCATCAGAGAGCAGGGCGGATTCATCTACCGTGCGGCCTCCGGCAAGCCCGGAATTCCCGATGCGGTGACCGACACCTATCTTATCGATCTCGAAATTCACTCTTGACTTTCGGGCGTGACCGTGGTAGTATGGCGGACGTTCCTGAGGAGGATTCCCGGATGCGAACCGAGACGCGCACAGAAACTACGACGGGAGCAGGCTGTTCACTTCGCCTTCTCAGGAACACCGTCTGGCTTCTGTGCGCTTCCCGCTTCGCGTGGAGGGCCAAACCTATGAGCGCCGATAGTGTACTTGGAAGCACGGCACGACACCATCGTGCAAGCAGCGGTTCGATTCCGACTTCGGCACTCCATGTCTGGTTTGGTGAAATTGAAGCTGCCGTAGCGCTCGTAAAGAAGTGGCATTATTCCCACCGAGCGCCCGGAGCAATTCAGATCGTCGGAACCTGGCACCGCGACGGCGGATTGTTCGGGACAAAAGGACCGGCGATAGCCGCCTGCATATTCAGCAATCCCACGACGCGATGGTCGGAATCGGTTTTGGAACTGACACGCCTGATTAGAATCGAAGGAATCACGATCAGTCTGACTGGGCTAATCTCCGCAACCTGTCAAGAATGCAGGCGGCAGGGATTCCATTTATTGATTTCGTTCGCGGATTCAACGCAGGGCCATCACGGCGGCATTTATCAGGCGGCAAGCTGGAACTACCACGGAAAGCGTGAATCAGCGATGGATGGCCTTGTAATCTCTGGCCGATTTGTGCCGGGACGAACTTGTAATGCCCTTTATGGAACCAGGTCCCCGGAAAGATTGGCGGTGCTTCACCCTGACTGGCCTATTGAACCGCACCATGATGACGGAAAACACTTATACTGGCGCGCACTGGACAGAGAAGGCGAATCAAAAGCCGGGCGACTTGAATTAAAGCGGCTGCCCTATCCAAAACCGGAAGGGAGACCCGCCAATGAGATACCGGAAAATCCTAGCCACTCTGACGCCCCTCCTGGCACTATGACGCCCGAAGGCGAATAAACATGTGGATTCCGTGGACGGTCGGCTTGACGAGGAAACACGAGATATTTCTGATTGCCGATCTGATGCACGTATCCAACCGCGAAGCCGCCGCCGGATGCATGGAGGTATGGGAATTTGCAGGGAACAACTGCACCGCCAGCGGCCGGCTCGTCGGCGTTACCTGCAAGCGCGTGAGCGACCAACTTGGCAACCCCGGCATCTGTGAGTCCATGAAAGCGGTCGGCTGGATCGAGGAGAACGGCGGCCTGACTTTCAAGAACTTCGAGCGCTGGAATGGGCGCACTGCGAAGGAGCGAATGCAGGCGGCAATCCGCATGAAACGTAAGCGGGCCGGTGAAAAGTGAGCGTAACAATGTTACGTTTCAATCGTAACTTTTTTGTAACGCCTGTACTGTACTGTACTGCTTCCATGTAAAGAAGAGTTAAAGAGACGTTAGCTTGTATGTAAATCTAAGAGAGGACCCCATGAGAGCGTGCGTCCGGCTAGCAATCAAACTCGAATCCACGGCCAACCTGCGCGAGTGCTGGCAGAAGGGTCTCGGGCGCAAGGCCAAGTTCAGAAAGGCCGGGTACGTGGCCACACTGGCCGCAATCCGGGAGGACGACGGTACGGTGCGCCCCTGCTGGATGACTGGCCGCGTCACCGTCACCCTCACCCGAATCGGCGTCCGGTCGCTGGACGACGACAACCTCGCGCACGCTTTCAAGGCGTTCCGCGACGGGGTGGCCGACGCCTTGGGCTGCAAGGACAACGATCCGAGGCTGACGTGGCGGTACGGGCAACTCAAGGGCGCGATGAAAGAGTACGGAATCCAGGTCGAGTTTGTCGAAGGGGAGGCGTGCGAGACATGAAGGCAATTACGCTGTGGCAGCCTTGGGCGTCGCTGATCGTGATGGGACTAAAGACCATCGAGACGCGGACACATCCGCGCTTGGCTTCACTGAAGGGCCAGCGGTTCGCTATTCACGCGGGGTTGCACTTCGACTGGGATGCTGCAAATGCGATCCGCGCCGTCTGTCCCGACCGCATCATATGTTACCTGGGCATGATGAGCGCGTGGCCGCGTGGCGTGGTTCTCGGTACGGCATTCTGCGTGGACCATCGGCTGCTCGGCGCTGCGGATTCCTCAGCGGCGATGATTGACTGCGAAGGTGTTTACCTGTCGCGTTGGGGACTGATCCTGCCGGCGGAGAAGATCGAGGCGTTCAAGCCGCCGATCCCGGCAAAAGGGCATCAGGGAATTTGGAACTGGGAGAAGCCATGAGCTGCAACCACGAAGCATCAGCGCACCGTCTCGCCAATGGCGGGACGATCTGTACCAACTGCGGCGCGATCAAGAACAAAACCACCAAGGTCCAGTGGTACGTCCCGCCCCGCGTGGCGTGGCTCGAAATGGAAGTTGAGCGCCTCATGCGGAAGATGGAGGAGTACAACTTCTCTCTTGCCGGCGCGGTCGAGAAGGGGACGGCGCTCCAGTCCGACCTCAACCGACAGGTCCGTGCGACGAACGCGGCCATCGCACGCGGTCAGAACCTCGTGAAGGGACTGCGCCTTCGGTACGACGGAGAACCAGACATCGCTACACTGTGCGGCCAGTTCGAGTACGACGAGAAAATCGCGCTGGAAGGCTGACGCCCAAAAGGGCAAAGGAGGGAACGATGGACAAGAGGCAAAAACTCGAACTGCGCATGATTGCCGCACGGCAGCGCGAATACTACACTGACGCTGCTCGTCGCAGATTTCGACCGCGACGCGGCGAAGGCTCTGGAGAACCTGAAATGAAACGCTCCGGACCCATCGCCTCAGTCAAGGCCCGAAAGACCCGCAAGCTCTTGGCAGGCCAGAAGTGTCCCGGGTTTGGCGGCTGCATTATCGTGGACGATCCGATGAAAGCTCCAGATGCCCGGTCGCTCGCCACGCTCCGACGCTGGTATCACACGAGGCGTAAATGATATGGCACCCCAAGAAAAACCAGCGCGTCGAGCTTCGGTACAATCCGAGAATGCGCCTTCTGGCCTGTTTCCACGGCAGGACCGGAACCGTCCGCGCCGTGGCCCGAGGCCCCAAGATGGTCAACGTCGAGGTGATACTGGATCGTGGCTCGGAACCGGTGATCGTCCCAAGAGGAAATCTGACCGCTATTTGACAGGACAAAGGAAAACCCTAAATGATCTATCTCGCACCGAGAATTGACAGGACGGCCGAAAGTGTTTATGGTGTGAGACCGTCCGCTTCCCCGCATTCCCGCGCATGGAGCGACAGACGTGGCAGAGATAAAGAAGCCCCGAAAACGTACCCGCAAATCGTACCCGCGCAACAGACACTTACTGACGGCTAAAAAAGACGCCTTCCTTTCCGCGCTCCGTCAGGGCCTCACCGCGACGGGCGCAGCCGAGCTTGCGAAGGTCAGCCGCGAGTGCGTCTACGCCCACCGCGCCTGTTCGCAACCCTTCCGCCGAGCCTGGGACAAAGCCCTTGAAGCCGGAACCGATCGGCTCGAAGAGGAAGCCCGGCGCCGGGCCGCTGTCGGCCTGCTCCGCAAGAAGTTCCACAACGGCGATCCCATCATTGACCCCGACACCGGGAAGCAGTATTCGGAGCGCGAGTACAGCGACACCCTGCTGATCTTCCTGCTCAAGGGACGACGGCCTGAGAAGTTCCGGGACAACCTGAACGTGACGGGCAAGCTGGCGCAGGACATCGTGACTCGGCAGAAGACGCCTGAAGAGGTTTGTCGAGACATCGAAAAGGCAGCGGCTGATGAAGCGGCTGAGCGCGAACTGGTGCTCGAACAGGCCGCACGGGCGGCGGGGTGTGAGGGCAAGGCTCCGTGATTACACTCCGCAGGTTCTTCACCGTGGCTGGCCTCGCGGAAGGCAAGCCGAGAATGCTCAAGCCGATCCATGACACCATCCTCGAACGACTACAGGACGTCATGCTGCACCGCCTCCCGGACGGCAAAACGAATCTCGCCATCCTCATTCCACCCGGCCACGGCAAGACGCTGCTCTGCCACACGCTTGTCGAGTACGGCCTTGGCTTCTTCCCCGACAGCCTGTTCCTCTACACGGGGTACTCGACCGACAAATGCGCCGAGGAAACCCGCAAGATCGGCGACGTGCTCCAGAAGCCGTGGTACAGGGAAATATTCCCCGGCGTCCAGCTCACGAAGACCGCCGCGCAGCACTTCATCACCTCAGCCGGCGGCGAGGTCTACGGCGTCGGCGTGGACGGCTCCATCACCGGATTTCGCGCAGGCCAGAAGCGGCCGGAGTTCGGCGGCGCCATTATCGTGGACGATCCGACCAAGGCCCAAGATGCCCGGTCGCTCGCCACGCTCCTGGAGTGCCGCCGCTGGTACACCGGAACGCTCTTGAGCCGCAAGAACCGCGACGACACGCCCATCGTGCTCATCATGCAGCGCCTCAACCCCGACGACCTCATGGGGCACATCCTCAAGACTGAGTCGGACCGCTGGCACGTGGTCAAGGCGCAGGGCCTCCAGGAGGACGGCACCGCACTCTGGGAAGAGACCAAGACAGCCGCCGAGTGGCTCCGGCTCAAGCGCGTGGACGAGTTCACATTCTGGAGCCAGGGCCAGCAAGAGCCGGTCATGCCCGGCGGAAACATCATCAAGCGCGAGTGGTGGAAATACTACGGCGGCACCTACAACGTGGACAGCCTCGTTTTTATGACCGCCGACACAGGCATCAAGGACAAGGACACCTCAGACCCAAGCTCCATCGGCGTGTGGCACGCGACACAGGGCACGCTCGACCTGCTCGACCGGATCAAGGGCCGGTGGACCTTCCCGGACCAGACGCGCCTGATTCATCAGCTCTACAAAAAGTATGAGCAGTACGGCGTGAGTTGTCTCTACATCGAGGACAAGGCAACCGGCGATCCAATCGCCCGGCACTTGTCCAGTCTGGGGGTAAAGTGCAGCTTGTGGAGGCCGAAGGACTACGGCTTTCCAGAGGACAAACTGGGCCGCGTTCGGATGTCCACTTGGTATTTGGAGGCCGGTCGTGTTAGACTGCCCGACGACAGGCCGGACATCACCGAGCCATTCGTAGATGAGTGCGCGGCGTTCTCCGGTTTACCGACCGATCACGACGACGACGTGGACTGCCTGACGATGGCGATCTCGGTTTGGAAATGGAAGGGCGGCGGCGCCGATGTCCGGGCCGCTTAGCCAGGAGGCACGAGCGATGTCACCCAAGTACGCCATGCCCGCACGAGGCAAGCGTGTCGCGCAGGAAGTCTGGGCCGGCAAGATCATGCAGCGCGTCCAGAACGCGAACTACCGGGCCAAGCGATCCTTCCTCCAGAAGACGGAGAACGTCACGCTGACCGGCGGCGGCGCCGGAGTCTACCCGCAGGACCGCAGTGCCGGCCACACCGCGAAGCAGGTCACGTCTAACCCCATTGACTACCCGAACTATTTCGAGCGGTGGCGCGAGTACGTCCGGTGGTACCGCAAGTCGTGGGAGGTCCGCAAGGTCGTGGACATCATCGTGGACGACGCTTTCCGCATTCCGTTCGAACTCCGCGGCGTTGACGAGGTGAAGGCCAAGGTTCTGATGTCCTACTGGAACGACTTCGCGGCTGAGAAGCAGTTCAAGCGATGCTGGCGCCAGGAGCGCCTGTTGGGCGGATCGGGCATGTATGCCGGCGTGCAGGACAGCCTGGCCTATGGCGATCCGGATGATCGCAAGACCGTGTCCGACCCCATGTGGCTCGAAATGCTCAGCGGCCGGAAGAAGGAAGCCTTCCGCTGCCTCAACCTGATTGACGTGAACCGCATCAGCCGGGGCGACGTGTCGTACAACGTCTTCTCTGAGGACTACGACAAGCTCAAGGGCTACCTCATTGACGGGACGTTCTGCGACATGAGCCGGCTGCTGATCTTCGACGCGGAGCCGCTGTTCAACCGGCAGAACCTCACCCTGTTGCAGAACTGGGTGCTCAATCCCGCCGGCTTCGGCGACAGCATACTTGGCCCGCTGTTTGACCTGCTGACCTGGGAGACCGGCTCGCAGGAAGCCGCGTTCCATTTGATCGGGCTGGCCTCAGTCCTCATGGCCACGGTCAGCGACTACAAGGACATTGCCAGTACGAAGGGCGGCAACGCGGCGCTGGAGAAGCTCTCTAAAATCATGGAGAGCATCAGCATCTACCGCGCCCTGATTATTGACGGGCAGGACGCGACGATTTCACAGCACAGCGCGAACTTCGGCAGCGTCCCGGACCTGATGATGTCATTCCTCGAAATCCTCTGCGCGGCCAGCGACACGCCGATCACCCGGTTCCTCGGCCGGCAGTCGAAGGGCATGGACGGCGGCAACGAGGGCGACCTGGAGAATTATTACAACACCGTGGATGCGGCGCAGCGCGGGAAGCTCAAGCCGAACATGATGAAGCTGTTCTCCATCTGGGGCGTCTGCGAGTTCGGGCTGGACGTCTGGCTCACGATCAAGCCAGGCTTTGACATCTTCTACCCGGCCTGTTTCCAGAAGGACGACAAGGAACAGGCGGAAATTGCGAAGACGTGGATCGAGGCGATGAAGCCGCTGTACGACGCGGGCATGATGGACGTTCAGGAGTTGAACGCCGAGTTGCAGGCGCGCGGAATTTTCCTCACGCCGGTCGAGTTGGAAGACGCAATCGAGGAGCAGCCAGTTGGCCCGGACGGGCTTCCGCTTGATCCCAGTGGTCAAGCCGCTCTCGGCGGAAGCGGAGAGCAACAGCCTCCAGGATCGCAACCCGACGCGGCAGGAACGAAAGCCTCGGGAACGTCGGGGCGGAAGCCCTCCGGCAAAACCACGGTGATGAACGCTGACTATGCTAAAAGCGAAATCAGCCTGTCAATTCTCTCTATTAAAACCGACATGTCAGAAAAGTTTCCCGAAATGACTAAAGATGCTGAGTCTCATGGTTGTAAAGTGTTTTTCGTAAATGGTGGGGAAGTGAAGACTAATTATGAAATGGATTTCTGCGAAGGCGGAAATGATCTTGCCTATCCTGAATTCATTCCGAAGGGTGAAATTTGGGTGGACGCCAACCTTGACCGCAGCCAGTGGCCGCACGTAATCGAGCACGAGCTACACGAGCGGGAACTGATGGCCGGCGGCCTCGACTATGAAACCGCACACTCTCGGGCTAATGAGGTTGAGAAGGCGCAGAGGAAGGAAGCCGATGGCGCAGCGCCCAAGTAAACGCCGTCCGATCATCCTCCCGCCGTTCCGGGGCGTCGGCTCGCTCCGTCGGCAGTGCGAAGCCCTGATGGCCAAGACGCTTGAGGAAATGCGGCAGCAGGTCGAGGCCGCCCTGCGCGAAGAAGGGGCATCGCCGCGGACCGTCTCTGAGCGCCTCGATCACCTCTTGGGCTACTGGCGCAACCGCTTCGATCAACTCGGCGAGACGCTGGCCCGGCGCCTGCTGGAAGGAAGCTCAACGCCATCCGAGCGCAGGAAGTTTTTTGACGCCGCCGCCAAGGCGATGGGCGTCTCGGCGCTGGAAGTCTACTCGACGCCCCAGATGCAGGCCGCGCTCGACAATGCGGCCGTCGCAGCCGCGACGTTCATCAAGCGCATCCCGCCCGAGTACATCGGCAAGGTCGCCGCCGCGATGGTGAACGCCGCTCAGGAGCGGCCCCTGCCCGGCAACGTCACGCTGGCGCGGTACGTTCAGGACCTGGGCTTCCACACGAAGAAGCAGGCCCGGCTGCTCGTGCGCGACCAGTGGCACAAGGTCACGAGCACAGTACAGGAGACTCAGCATCGCTCCATCGGCGGGACGCAGTACATCTGGCGCACCGCCCGCGACGAGCGCGTGGTGGGCAACCCGAGCGGGCTGTACCCCCATTGGCACCGGCAGCATGGGGATCACTACGCCCGCGAGGGGAAGGTCTACTCGTGGGACAAGCCGCCCGCGGACGGGCATCCTGGAAATCCGATAGGGTGCCGATGCTTCGCTCAATGTCTGATTGACGTGGAAGCCATCTTGGGGAGGAAGTGACCATGCCAGCGTGGCTCTGGTTCTTTTTCGGGGCGTTCTGTATGTCGCTCGTGTTCAAGATTCTCGATAAGGCCATCACCCGGGAGCGGAAGAAACACCGGCAGATGATGGAGTCGCTCTACCCCATTAAGGCGGAGTTACTCCGTGTAACTCCGCTTTTTTGTCCCGGTTCTTGAGGCGATCCACATTCCAG